AAAAATTAAAAAGATATGGCTGACTTATTAATGAAAATGCCTATACCTTATGAACCAAAGAAAAAGAATAGGTTTATTTTAAGATTTGACTCTTCTTTGGGGATTAATGAATGGTATGTAGAAAGTACTTCTAGACCACAGGTTACTATTAACTCTGTAGAGGTACCATTCCTTAACACCTCTACTTATGTAGCTGGTAGGTTTACGTGGAATACAATTAATGTAACATTTAGAGACCCGATTGGTCCATCTGCGGCACAAGCACTTATGGAGTGGGTTAGATTACACGCAGAATCAGTAACAGGTAGAATGGGTTACGCTGCAGGATATAAGAAAAATATAGACTTAGAATTACTAGACCCTACTGGGGTAGTTGTAGAAAAATGGATTATGCAAGGTACTTTCTTAACTGATGTTAACTTCGATAGTTTAGGTTATAGTGATGACGGTTTAGCAACAATTTCAGCCACGTTGCGACCAGACAGATGTATACTAGTTTACTAATAAAATTTTTATGTTTATAATTAAAGTCCTCGTATGAGGACTTTTTTATGCTATAACAAATATGTTAATATATTTCCAAATTAAAGACTTTACTTTAAATTAACAATTATATATTACTTAATGCGTAAATAATATAATACTTAATAGATAAAATAATAATTAATATATTTACAATTATAATATATAAACTAAATTAATAATATGCTACAAGATAATTTACAGCCAAATAACGATACATTACTACCTTATGATGTGGTTACCCTACCATCACAAGGAATATTTACCAACGGTAAAAAAACAGTAAAGGTAACGTATCTAAACGCTTCAGATGAAAATCTATTATCTTCCCAAGCACTTTTAAGTACGGGTAAGTTAGTTGACTCTTTAATAGATAGAAAGGTTTTAGATAAAGATATCACAGCCATTCAATTACCGGCTTGTGACAAGGAAGCTATATTAATCTTTTTAAGAAATACCGCTTTTGGTAGTGAGTACGAAGTTGAGTTGGTGGATAAAAAAACTAAAGAACCATTTAGAACAAAATTAGATTTATCTGTTTTAAGGACTAAGGATATAGGTGTGAAATTAGATACAAATATGGAATTTGAATTCATGTTAGAAAAATCTAATAAGAAAGCTAAATTATCTTTTATTTCCCCACAAGACGAACAAAAACTAACAGAAATTGACGCTCAATACAAAAATGACCCACAAACACCTTATATGACTAAACAATTAGAAATGATGGTTAAAGAAATTGACGGTGTTAGGGACAGAATGACTATAGCTCAGTTCATACAAACAATGCCTATTAGAGACGCACAAGAAATCAGGAAAGTTATCCGAGATAACACACCATCACTAGACCTTAATATACCAACAACAACACCATCAGGAGAAGAAATGAATGTAAAAATTTCATTGGGTGTTGAGTTTTTTCGTCCTTTCTACGGCATATAGGAATGCCCTCTTGAAAGAGTTTTACCACTTAATGCGTCATTTACACCTATCTTATTCCGATTTATTACAAATGCCAACCTTCGAAAGACGATTTTATGTAAATTCTTTAATAGAAGAATTTAATAAGAAAAATGAAGCAATTGAGCAAGCTAATAACAAAAGTAAAAACAGATTCTAACTATTTATAGATAAAACATCTATATGTTAAATTTTAGAATACAACTTTTAATAGAAAGAATATTATCAGGTTCTAGGTCTTACCTTGCGTCTCACCCAGAATTAGGTGTTCCTTTAGGGGTCTTTAACATTAAAGACGAACCAACCTATCAGGACAGAAAAAAATCTATTGGTAAATTAGGTAAAGAAGGAAACCCACTCTCTAGAAAAATAGCAGAAAAATTAGGGGTAGAAAATCCATTACCTTCATTCGTAACATTCACACCACAACAAGAGGACGAGATAGAAAGAAGGATAGAAAAAGCCATAGCTGATGTATTAGGTAAAAGGAAAGATAAGGAGATTACCGGTACGGGACCACTTAAAGAACTAGCTAGAACATTAAAAACACTTTCCGAAGATAAAGTACCAGCTTCTGACTTATCAGTAGCAGACATGGAAGAAATGTTAAACATGATTGGTCAAATGAGAAGTGGTACCATAGATGTTGCGAATAATATAGATAAAATAACTTCCTTACTTGCGTTAGAAGATACATTAAGATTAGATATATCCAAAACCTTAGGTGTAACCAACGCTCAACAGGTAGATATGATTGAAGATATTAATGCTGCTGCCGACGCTACCTCTCAGTTTGGAATAAGAGCAAACGCAGTTCTTGAAACTTTCATGAGTATCACCACTGAGGTTGGTAGGAATATGAGAATTCCACAAGATACATTAGAAAGAGCTAGTTTATTGACTAAAACACTAAAAGGTTTTGATGCTGGTAAGTTTGGAGCAGCTTTTGATAGTATAGGTATGAACCTACAAGATGCTATGGGTGAAGTTAACAACACTGATAGTGCGATGTCGGAAATACTAGAAACCGGTAGAGAGTTTGGGGTGGTTATGGAAGCTTACATAGGTACCGCTAGTGACCAACTAAAACTAGTGAATACATACGGATTTGACCGTGGAATTGAAGGTTTATCTAGAATGGCAGCAAAGGGACAAATCCTTGGGTTGGAAATGGGTAAAGTAACAAGTTTGGCTGATAAATTCTTTGACCCAGAAGGGGCGATTGATTTTGCAGCAAATATGCAAGTAATCGGGGGTGCTGTAGGTGATTTAGCTGACCCATTTAAGTTAATGTATATGGCTACTAACGACCTAGAAGGTTTACAGGATGCAATTGCTGATACCGCCGCCGCAGCTGTACATTTTGATGAAGAGAAAGGAAAGTTCTCTATATCTCCAGACCAGAGACGACAGTTAAAGGCTATGGCTGAACAAATGGGTATGTCGTACCAAGAGTTAGCTGACACTGCTATTCAATCAGCGAGAAGAGCACAGGTATTTGACCAGTTTGGTACTGATATACCAGAAGAATCTAAAGACCTAATCGCGTCTCTAGCTACGATAGGTAAAGGTGGTGTAGCACAAGTTAAGATACCTAGTATAGATAAAATGATGGATGTTGAGGATTTAACACCAGATATGATAGCAGAATTAACATCTGCAAACATGACAGATGAGGCCTTCTATGACCAACAACTAACAGTATCAGAGAAAACAAATCAATACCTAGCTGGTATAGAATCAGCTATTAGGGAACAACTAAGACTTGCGGGTGGACAAACAGCATTAGGTAATGCAGATGTACAAACTATATCACAGATGATTGCAGAATCGATGCCTGATGACATGGGTCCTACTGCAGCAGAAAAAGAAAAATTACTAGACGCAAATGTTTCAGCTGCAGATAAAAAAGCAATACTAGAAGAAATAGCCGCAAGAGCAACCGAACCTATGTCACAAGTTATTAAAGATGGGTTTGGTAAGATAGGTATTCCTGTACAAGACTTTATACTAAGACCAGGTGAAGAACCAATAAAATTTAATAAGGATGATTTAATTATAGGTGGGACAAACCTAATGGGGGAAACACAAGCGATAAATAATAGAACTACAAACATAGAAAATGTACTGGGTAATCAAGGTCCGGCAAGTGGACAAAGTGGTAAAGTTTTAATTGAAGGTACTATTAAATTAGAGGGTGGTAGTGAGACCACAGAGGTAGATATTAATAGATTTATAACTAGATTAACTCAGAATACAGGGTCAGCTCAAGCATTAAGTCAGGTTATAGTTAACGCGTCTAACGCGTAAACGATAAGCAAAATATTTATAATAAAATAATAACTATGAGTACGGGAACAAATACAGGGTCACAAAATCCATACGGTCAAGGGGACTACAGTATCAACATTACTAGTACTAGCCCTATTAGGACAATGCTTTTAGGTAAGAATTTAGAAAGTTCTTACTTAGCTGATGGAAATCCCATAACACCCTTTTACGGTATCCAAAAACCAGGAGACTTTTCATATACTTATTTATCTGACAAGGCAACAATAGACCAAGACACCGTACAAGAAGAAGGTGTAAATATACAAAAATCACTATTTTTAGACAACAAATATGGTCCTATGGGGGGTTATAAGGACGTACAACTAATCGATGTTGATAAAGTATTACCTAGGACAGGACAAGGGTATGTTGCACCAAATACGGTTACCCCACAGTCTTTTATCTCTTCTAATTATACCCCAGCAGAAATACTAGAAACCGTTAACATAACCAACGGAATTATTAATACAATAAATAATAAAATATTAAATGATAGTCTATTACAGGAACAATCTAGTGGTTACCTAAGGGAGAATTTAGGTCATAAACAAAGCCAGTACCTATTTGAAGTTAATAATGAAACAGACGGACTAGTTCCAGCAGACTTTAATGTAACTACATCACCAAACCAGGTGACACTTAAAGGTACTGATTTTATGTCAAGAATAACTAATTTATATTTCGGTTATTCAACAATTCCTGGTAATTTTGTGAGTCCTGTATTCGTACCAGACATTAATGGTTTACAATTAGATAGGGTGAGTTACAAAGCTAGTCTAACAAATAATATAGAAGCTACAGCAGACGCTCTAAGTAACTCTATATTTGGAACAAACAATGTACCAACTACAAATTCAAATAAACCAACACCTAGTGATACCCTAATAAATTATATGGGTAAAAGACAACAAGCTGCTTTATTTAGTAATTTAACATATAATATATATAGACCAGACTACTCACGAGTACAATTACAATCCGGTGTAGATAATGTAACACCATTCTATTATGTGGGTTCCAAAAGTAACGAACCAGGACAAATTGATAGTCCTAAAGACGCAACACCAAGAGATGAATTTGGTAGAAGTACAGGAGCTATAGTATACGGGCCATCAACGCTAGCCAAAGAATTAGAGACTGTAAATGGGTTACCGTTATGGCACTTTTACCAGTTTGGGTTAAATGGTTCCACCTATATGGATGGAGGAGGTCTCGCGGCTGGTTGGACATGGTTTGGTAACTACTCTTTTGCTTCTTTAAACGCACCTTCTGGAATGTTATACACTCGTTCTTCTAACAAACCTAAAAGAAAAGGTGGTATATTAGACGAAACACAAAAAATAATGGATTCTGCACCTCTATTAGGTGGTGCTAGAAGAAAACACGCAGGTCACGCAATAGACCAAACATCTAAAATATTTGATGATGGTTATAAAAGAATCTCTAAGGGTTCTGGTGCTAGAGTCATCACACCAGGAGCGGTAGGTCTTTTAGGTCCCGAAGAATTTTGTAGAACATGGACAAAAGATAACCCTTATTATAAGATGGAAAATCTACAAAGATTTAGAGGTAACGATAGAAAAAAAGCAAGTTCTATTTTAGATAACACTTATAATTTAAATATAGCTCCTGTAATGGGTGTTAATGTGGATAAAGACGCTGAAGAAAAAAATGTTAAAAAATATATGTTTTCTATAGAAAACTTAGCGTGGAGAGGAACACCAGAATTAATAAAATTACCACAATCTGAAAGAGGTCCTAATGGGGGTAGAATAATGTGGTTTCCACCATATGACATCAGTGTTGGGGATACTAATTCAGCCCAGTGGAATTCCACCACATTTTTAGGTAGACCAGAACCAGTTTATACTTACAATTATACAGAAAGAATTGGGACATTAAGTTTTAAAATAATTGTAGACCACCCTTCAGTTTTAAATGTTATAGCACAAAAAGAGTTAAAAGGTACGGATGATTACACAGCAGACCAAGTACTAGAATCATTTTTTGCTGGTTGTAAAAAATATGATATATATGAACTAGCAAGTCAGTACACTAATCTATCTTTAGATGAAATATTGTCCGTACAGAATGATGTTACTGATGCTTTTAATAATGGTTCTGAGGATGTAATGAATTCATTCGCCAACTCTCAAACTAATCTCGCAGTAAATCCTTCAGCGACCACCTCAGACGGACTTAGTGTTGGTCAAGGTAGTGTGATGGGTGATGGACTTAGTGTGGGTTCCGTTAACACATCAAACGGTGAACAAGTACCAGCAGACTCACAACAGATACAAAATAACTTTAACTCAGCGGACGACTCACAAAGTATGAGTACTACAAAAATACTAGCAAAATTATTAGGTGAACAAAACTACTTCAAACACATTGAAGATAATGATGAATTTTTATATGACTCATTAAAAAGAAAATTAAAATATTTTAGTCCTTCATTCCATTCTATGACACCAGAAGGGTTAAATAGTAGGTTGACGTTTTTATTACAATGTACTAGACCAGGAAGAACCATACCAACAGTAAAACCAGACACTGGACCAACCGATATAGATGCTGATAATACCGCTTTTGGTGCACCACCTATATGTGTTTTAAGGATAGGAGATTTCTACCACACAAAAATAGCTATTGATTCTGTGAGTTTTAGTTATGACCCACTAATACTAGATTTAAACCCTGAAGGTATTGGTGTACAACCCATGATAGCAAATGTTCAGATGAACTTTAAGTATATTGGTGGTCAAGGACTAAAAGAACCAGTATCACAATTACAAAACGCTCTATCATCAAACTACTTTGCAAATACGGAAGTTTATGACCCATCTAGTAAAGTAACTGAACCTGATGATAGTGTGACGGCACAAGAACTATTAAATTTCTTACAAACTAACGCCGCTAATAACACCACCGGAACCGGTACTGATAATCCAGATACTGGTGGTGGGACAGCAGGTAACTCTGAGTTTAACGCTGAGCAATACATGAACCAAGCAGGATAATATGTCAGAAAATATAAATTATAAAATATTATTAAATAGTGTAGTTGACCATACGAAGGCCTATGGGTTGGATGTTAATAATAGAATTAAAAATCTATTTTTACATTATAACTTAGGTTGTGTAGAAGAATTTATGGTTAAGAGAAGATTCTCAACAGGAACCTGGGGTACCTTATCTACAGGTATAACATTACTAGGTATTCCAGAGGGGATATTTGATAGATTTATAAACTACTACAATCTTCTAAAAAATAAAATAGCTGGAGACGGCACATCCATACAAACTAAACTAAATGAATGTTCACCACTAGATTCGGAAATTAATTATGTAAAAAAGGTTTTAAATGACCACCTAGAAAATCAATTTACAATGATAACAAGTGAAATAAATACGGTGGTACAAAATATAAGATTACAACAAAAAAATTTAACAGATGATGTAGACAAACTAAATCTAGTAACTATACAATCTAGAGATGGGACTTATTTAAATAGGGGTGGTGGTAGAGTTGTTGTATTTAATCTTACAGGGAGTACGTTAGTTAATGTAACAACAGATTTTGATAAAACAGGAACCGAACTAAATAACTATATAAACAATTATTTTATAAGTAGTTTTCCTAAAGAATACCCAAACGGTGTAGAATACTTATTATTATCCAATCAAATATACACAAATGAACTTTTATCGTTTAATTTAGGTAGTAATTACTTTAAACAATTAAAAGAGTTGATATCACATAGAAATAGTGGGTTGTATGATGATTTGTTAAAAAGAGATAAAAACGGTATTAATGGATTAACAGATAAAACATTATTAAGATTTAAACCTAAATTAAATGATATTATTAAACCGTGGGTTAAATATGATTTAAATTTAATGCAGAAAAAAATATTAAATGGTATTGATAAAGGACTATCTATTTTTAGTAAGAATATAAATAATTTTTATAGTGATTATAAAGTAGGGTATGGGGTTATAACAGGAACTACAGCAGAAAATTTAATTAGAGTTAATTTACGTAATAGAGTTGAGGGTACTGACGACAATAAAGTAAATTTTAAAAAACTTTTACAATTATACATTAGTTAAAAATGACATACTATAATAGATATAATGAATTTGTTGTGAATGGTGACTACATAATAGTACCACAAGTAAAAATTCCTGCAAAATCATCCGATAGAAAAATAAACTATAGAGTAGGAAAAACTAGGTTAGATAAATTATCGCAACAATTTTACGATTCACCTTATTATGGTTGGTTAATAATGCAAGCAAACCCATCATATGGGGGTCAAGAATGGAATATACCTGACGGAGCAATAATAACAGTACCATTCCCGTTAATGCAATCCTTACAAGACTATAAAACCAACCTAGACCAATATTTCCTATATTATGGCAGATAATATTTTAAAAAATTCAGGTGACATACTTACAAACGCGGTAGGTAACAATGTTGTTGTGATAGACCCAAACAAAGTTGTTATTAACGGTAAAACCCAAGATAGGTTGGTTAACGCTGAAGATTTGGTGATGTATGCAAATCTAACTGCAAAAATAACACCTAGAAGTAAAATAATTGCTGGAGGTGGTAGTGGTGACCAAATAACAATAGATATTGCAGACGGTGAACTTAATTTTTTAAAACCAGAAGGTAAATCTAAATTTGATAGTGATTGGACAGATGCTTTCACGGAACCAGGATTTACTACAGGAAATTCACCAAAATCAAAAGGAGGAAATGATTTTCAGGGGTTTGGTATAACTTCTATTAGTGTTAAAATTAACTCTTCCTACATACCACAGGTAAGTATTAACTTTACCGATATTCGTGGTAAAACATTATTTGAACAGGCAAGAGGTAATACTCCATACACAGCATTTTTTCATCTCCCATACCCAACATTTTTTTTAACACTTAAAGGTTATTATGGTAAAGCGGTTCGATACCAACTAACCCTCCAAAAATTTGTCTCTAGATTTGACCCTAGTAGTGGTGATTATATAGTATCTTGTGACTTTAAAGGTAATCATATTGCCTTACTCAGAGACATCAACATGCATGAAGCTATAACAGCTCCTTATATGTACCCTAATAGAAGTACTGGAAGTAAAATTACATCTACAAAGGGGAGGGAAGTAATGACAGAAGTATATGAGATATACAAAAAAAAGAATCTTATAGAAAAAAGTTTTCCAGAATATACTCTTGTAGAGTTAATAGAAAAAGTAAAAAGTTTAGATAGGGACCTAGCAAAATTATTTGGTCAGGCTGATTTAAGTGAAACCTCTGATAGATTAGACTATAAAAATGTCTTAAAAAAATATAAAGACGCTGTTAGTGGTAAAAACGGTTGGATGGAAAATAATCTAGCTAAAGATTTTGCTTGTAAAGTTAATGTTAAAACAGCAAGTTTAGATGGTAGTACAGGTAGGACTAGAACTGTTTTAGCGTACCCACTAAAAGAGATACCAGTTATAGATAATTCAGATTTAGAAGCGGCTAGACAGAAAAAAGAATTAGTAACTGCAGAAGCTCAAGAAAGTCTAAAACAATTATCACATAAATACGCGTTTCAGTTACAAAATAACCCATCGTTTAATAGTATTTCAGGAGATTACCCTGTACCAACCGTATTATCCAGTATGGACTACAACATCTACGACAGGTCAATAGTGGGTAGTTCTATTTCATTAGTAGATGGGGGTGAAGCTATTAGAAAAAAAGAAGAAGAATTTGGTTCGTCATTAGCACCTTGGTTAATATTTGATATACACCCTTTTAGTTTTGGTGGTGAATGGAAAAAAGCGGAACAACTCTTCCAAAAACAATCTAAAAAAATGTCGGACAAAATAACAGCAAAACTTAATAGTAGATTAGAATCTGAATTAGGCTTTAGACCAACTATTCGTAATGTTTTTGCTGTTATAATTGCAGGTGCTGATACTTTTTTAAGATTATTAGATGAGGTACACACTAAAGCTTTCGCAAAAAGAAATGACCATAAAAGACTAAGTGTGGCCAAAGTCTCTAACGACAGTGAAAACGCTGACACGGTATATCCTTGGCCACAATATTATACTGTACAAGAAGAAAATGAATGTGTTACATCTTCTATATTAACCTATATTGGGGCGGATGATGTTGTAGATATAACTGAAGGTGATAATGAAGAAGTTTGGCCTGAAGTTGAATTTGTAGAAGAATACACTAAAAGTGCGGCATATAAATTTACAGACTTTAGTTTCCCAACAGATAATTTGGGGGTCATAAAAGACTTCACACCAATAAGCTTAAAAGATTGGCCACCCACCAACACACCTTATAGAATATTAGAAATAACAGATTTATTGTTTGAAATATTAGATAGGGCACAACAAAACATATTATATGGTAGTTTAAGTACTAGATATTCTAATATAAACGAAATTTCATCAGCGATTAATGAACTATCAGAGTACGACGCAAATAATCTGTATCAACAAATAAAAGACTATAAAAAATTAAAAGAGTATTTTAAAAATTCTGATTTAGATGTGGGTACAATACAAGAGATTTTAGAAAAAGAATCTCCCGAAAAATATTTGGTTTATAGAACTTTTGGTTTGGTAACACCGTTCTTAATAACATCTAGTTATGAATTAATAAATTCTCCACTACCATATTCAGTACTACCCCAACAATTTACTTTGTGTGAAGAAGCTATAAGACTTAAAAAAGTACCCAATAATTTTGATTTGGAACCACTAAGGATGAATCTTACTCGTCAAATGGGTATAGCGGCAGGTATGACTAGACCTATAGGTGATTTTTATGATATACATAACACTTTAATATACGATACAAATAACACAAATGTACTAACAGACAAATTCAATATAAAATACTTTACGTCTAAAAAGTATTGTTTCATGGATGAAACAGATGTTGTAAAAGCAATACTGAGAAAATCTAAAGGTAATGTAGATGTATTCAGCAGTATGGAACTTTTCCAAGACTACTTATCCACACTACAACCTAAAGACTTATTTCTAACAGAAGGAGAACTACATTATAATTTAGGTACTACTAGTCTACCACCAGTAAGTAGTGCGACATTCGATAATAATATATTTGACGCTACGGTACAAAGAGAAATAACATCTATGTTAAATACACCATATTTTGTAAATGCGGTTATACAAGGTGTGGAAAACGAAAGAGCTGGTACAACTAATCCATACACCAACGCAGCATACCTATTTCTTAATTCTCTACCAATCCCAACACTAAGAGAATTAACCATAGTAAAAAATAGTTCTATAGATGATTCTAAGAGGGGTGACTACATATCGGAAGTATTTAATCAAATGCCTGCTTTACATAGAGTACCCGTAGCTTTTTTATTGAAAATGGGTTCTGTTTGGTGGAGGTATAAAACAGCATCATCTAATCATGAAAATCTAAATGTTGGTGACCCACTAGGTAATGTATGTAATGATTTAGGTTTAATTGGTGGAATACTAGGGGCTACGGGACCCGCTTATGTATACGAACCTGTAACTCAAAACATAACTTATAACTACCAAGTAACCGATACAAGTGACGGTCAACCCTATCAGTTTATATCACAAGACGGTGGTAATAATTCTATGTCGGTTGGTCTTTATGCTAAGGTAGTAGACGCGTTTCATTATATAGCTACAGACTCAAACATATTACAATACATCGGAGGTATGCCTAACCCTATGTTCGAATCAAATATTGTGGGGGTAAATTTAAGCATAGAAAATAATACTGAAGTGTCATTAACTGATAATGTTGGTACACAAATTAAGTTCTATGATGTCTATTTAGAGGGGACAAATGTAACTAACCCGAACTACGGTGTAGATTTTAATAACTCATCACAATCTAACTACTATATTCTATATCCTTCCTCAGGTGGGTTGAGAGACACCACAGCAAAGTACTACCAAAATTTATTCGGTAATAATAATTTACATAATGGTGCTGTAAGGACTATGTGGGGTCTTTCTAACTATGGATTTTTTACAAATAATGTAGGGTACAGAAAAACACCAAACCAACACATTAAAAAAATAGACTCTTTTAATGAAGAACAAGAAGCCTGGTCATTTAACCAAAATATTGATTCAGCTTCTATAAATTACCTACTAGCTACTTTTACTAAACAAGAATTAGATACCTTTGAAGGTATGTTTTTGGAGTTTTCTTCACCTGTTGGTAATGTAGATATTGGTGGTAGTTTTAAAACAATACTAAAAGATACTATAGTTGTTGAGTCAACATATGTAGATAGGGTCTCTAATGTAGAATCTTCAGAAGGTAAATTGTCTCAAGCCTTATCAGAAGCACAACTACTTAAGTTTAATGAAAAAATATCTAATTTTTTAAACTTAGACATAGAATACGCACACAAGTCGACAACAAACTTAGATTTTGAAGACCAAAATACAACCTTACTACAAAGATTAAATATTTTACAAACTTTTGATAGGCATCAAATAAACCAAACTTTCGGATTTTACTCATCTAGTACCGTCACAATTCCAAGTGCGGGTAATACTTTCGTTGGTAACCCACAAGTGTTAGTAGACATGAGACACCATGTAATTGGTGGTATGGATGGTATTGATTACGGTATAGCAGGATTACTACAAGTAAATGACATAACAAATCCATACTATTCATTCTTCCAAACAATAAATTTACCAGGACCAGGTATTGAATTTAATAGTGCCAACATAGAATCATTTGCACCATTCATCAAACTTTATGGGACTTATTGTGCCGTAAACGGACCCATTAGTGCAAAACAATTCTTAAATATATTTTTAAATGACCTATCATCACAAGAAGAAAATATGGGTAATTATATTGATAATTTAACAAAAAATCTAAAAAAAATTATAACATCACAAGACGCGGTTGACGACGAAAAAAATAAAAGTAAAAAGAGTGACGATAGAACAAAAATAGAAGGTGATAATTTAAAGTTAGAATTGTACAACCAATTCAAAGTTATAAATGACAGGTGGGTTTCTGGTATTGATTTTACTAGTAATGAAACACTATTTGAAAAGTTTTTATTTTTTGATAGGGCTAATAGAGATATAGGTAATGATGCAATAGTAAGTATATGGGATATAATACAATTAGATTCACCATTTGCTGGAACCAACTCTAAAACACTAACTCAAAGTGTGGCAAGTTACATTAGTACTATATTAGCTAATAACTATTTTAATTTCCTACCATTACCAGCTTATATAAACTTTTTTAATATACCAGAAAAATCAGCACAACTACAAGGAAACGCAATGTTCGGGACATTTAATACCGTAGATTATCTACAATCAAGTCCAGCTTTTCTATGTCAATACGTTGGACCACCATCGACACAATTAGATATTAAAACCACCAATAACGGATTTTCAAACGACACTTTTGCTCTTAATAAAGCAGCACCAAACCCATTAATATCGGAAGGGAAATGTTTTGACGAAAATCTTTCTAATAAAGTTATGGGCTTTACGGTAGATTTCGGATTACCTAATCAGAATATTTTTGAGTCAGTGACCCTAGACCAATCACAATATCAAGACACTTCAGAAAGTTTTAAGATATTACAAGAAATGGCTGACTCTGGTGGTGGAGGAGCAACTTCCATGGCTTCAACATCATTATTTAATGTTTACGCTAATAGGTCCTACACAGCTAAAATTACCTGTATGGGTAATGTAACCATACAACCCACACAATACTTCCAACTTAGGTACTTACCAATGTTTAAAGGACCTTATTTAATTGTAAATGTGGAACATAATATAACACCAAATAATATAGAAACTTCTTTTGATGGTATTAGAGTACCTATTCCACAATTACCAAAGGTTACCGATTTAGTACAAAGAGTAAATGAGAGTTTATTTGAAAAAGCTGAGGAGGCTGTACCTCAAACAGATGACGTGTTTTATGACTCATTAAATGCGACACCACAACAAATGCAATTAAGTGCAACTAGTAATGGATACCTATCACCAATAACTAAAGAAAGTCCAGAAATTGCAGATGATAATATAGTATTCACCGATGTTATTAATCCAGAGTATACTTTAACCCCACCTATATTAGCAGAAGAACACAGACATTTGGGTGTTGACCTAATAGTAAAAAGTAATATGGTAGACAAAGCTAATAGTAATGAAGGGATTAAAGTATATACGGCTATGAAAGGGGTGGTGACAAAAGTAAAAAATGGATGTAAACCACAAGACACAGAAGATGGGTGTGGAAAATATGGTAATTTTATAGAAATAACTGATTTAAGAATTAATGCCGAATATATAGACGACCCTGAAGGAGGAAAAACTATAGAATATAATGAACTTCCAGATGAAGGCGGTACAGTATATTATAAAACAATACATGCATTTTTAAGGGATGATGTCAGAGTTAATCCTGGGGATAACATACCAGATAATAGAAGATTTGGTTTTGCTGGGAACTCTATTGAAATAGGCATACTAGGTAATAGTGGTCCGTCATCAGGAATACATTTACACTTTGAAATAAGAAGAGGTGTGGTTGTTGAAAAGGAAATAGGGGGTGAAATTAAGAAAATAGTGGTAGAACATATCTTAGACCCAGCTAATTTTTTACCGTTTTTTGAGGGACTATAACAATAAATTGACTATTATTATATTTTAATATATTTATAGGTATACAAAAACAAAAAAATATTATGATTTCAGAAAGTATAAAACAAAAACTTGGTAATTTTTTAGGTAAGAAAACAGATAATATCGTGGAAAATGGTAATAATTCAGAAGGACAACAAGTTTGTGATTTAGATACTGGTATTTGTTATACTATTAGAAGTAGGGACGGTTTAATTGAAAGAGTAGAAAATAGTATTAGAGTAAATAGAAGAGTACAAGTTGAGTCACCATCAGGAGAAGTAAAACAATTATTAAATGGCTAACGAACTAGAAGAAAAATTATTAAAAGAATTATCTAGATTTAATCAGATAACCCACAACACTGACAATTTAAATGAACAAATGGTTAGTGGTCTTGGTAATCTTGGTATGGGTAGTCATGTAGAAAGATTAGCTAAAAGAGTAGGTTTAGAAATGGGAGAACAAGAATCTCCAGAGGCTGAAGAGGAAATTCCTCTAGACCCGGAAGCTGAAATTGAAGACCTAGACGTTGAAGAAGGGGGCGAAGAAGGTAGTGAAGAAGGTGGCGAAGAAATTACTGATGTAGAAATTGATGACACTATGGATTTAGGAGGTGAAGAGTCTACCGAAGGAACTACGGAGTTAGAAGTTACCGATTTAGTAACAAAACAAGATGAAACAAATACCGAACTATCCGACCAAAAAGATATCTTAGCTAAAAACACTGAAAGTTTAGATGACCTAATGAGTAAATTATCTGACCTAGAAACACACCTAACATCTATGGATGATATGGTTAATAAAATAAGTAGTTTAGAAGATAAACTAGAAGAATACAGACCAAAAACCGAAGAAGAAAAACTTGGTTTAAGAAAATATGATAGTGGACCTTTTAATAAAACACTTAGTGACTTCTTTAGTGACAAAGAAGAAGTCTTTGATAAAACAGGAAAAAAAGAGTATATTTTAAAACCAGAAGATGTTATTGATTACAATGAAAGTGACATTAAAAAAAGTTTTGACCCAGATTCTGAAGACGAGTAAAAAATCCCCACAAACAGTTTGACATTATAAAAATCATTTACTATTATTACCTATATAGTTTTATTAACAATAAATAAAAAAGAAAATTTATGAGTAATAGTTTAGACGCAGTTTTAGCTCAATACGAGAAAAACAAACAAAGTGGTGGTTCCACAAAACCACAAATGACATCAGAAGAAAGAATGAAACAATATCTTTCTATTATGTTACCAAAAGGAACAAAATCAGGAGAAAAAAGAATCAGAATAGTACCGACAACAGACGGTTCATCACCATTTAAAGAAGTATTTTTCCACAATGTACAAGTACAGGGAAGGTGGCAAAAACTTTATGACCCAGGAAAAGATGAAACTGGAAAACCATCCGGTGAAAGAAGTCCATTAAATGAAGTTGAAGAAGCTTTAAGGTTAGCTGGTGACGCACAATCAAAAGAATTAGCACGTTCTTATCGTTCACAAAAATTCTACATTGTAAAAGTTGTGGATAGAGATAATGAAGAAGACGGTGTTAAGTTTTGGAGATTTAAACATAATTGGAAAGGTGACGGACCAATCGATAAAATCATCCCAATATGGAGAAATAAAGGTGATGTGACAGATATTAATGAAGGAAGAGACCTTATCTTAATTCTACAAGCAGTACCATTACCAGGTGGTAGGGGAGAGTATACGACAGTATCTTCCGTTATGTATGAAGACCCTGGTAAATTATCAGAAGATGATTCTAAAGTAAAAGAATGGACAGGGGATGAAAGAACTTGGAAGGACGTTTATTCACAAAAACCAGTTGAATACTTAGAAGCAATCTCTAAAGGATTAGACCCAATTTGGGATTCAGAACAAAAGAAATATGTTTATGATGACCCTAATTCTGTACAGAATACTACACAAACAACAACTTTAAGTAGTACTGACCCACAAGCAAACGACCCACAAGACGAAGATTTACCATTTTAATTAGGAGATATGGCATTGAAAAAAAGAACATTCTCCGACTTAAAAAATAAGTTCTCAAAGAAAGCTAACTTTAAACCAGAAAGATTTTTTGATTTAGGGAAAGCTTTCCTTGATGCTACTGGTTTACCAGGTCCAGCGATGGGACATTTACAAATGTTTTTGGGTCATTCCGATACTGGAAAAACTACTGCTCTAATAAAAGCAGCTGTTGATGCACAAAGTAAGGGTATATTACCAGTATTAATTATTACAGAACAAAAATGGGGGTTTGAACACGCAAAACTTTTAGGTTTTGATTGTGAAGAGGTGGTTGATAAAACAACCGGTGAAGTGGACTGGGACGGATTTTTCCTATTCAATAACGACTTCCAATACATAGAAGAAATTACTGATTACATTAATAGTTTACTGGATGCTCAAGATAAAGGTGAACTAGAATACGATTTATTATTTCTATGGGATTCGGTTGGTTCGGTACCTTGTAAAATGACTTTTGAAGGTAAAGGTGGTAAAATGCATAACGCAGCTACATTAGCCGATAAAATCGGAATGGGGTTAAATCAAAGAATAGGCAAATCTAGAAGACAAGACTCTAAATACACCAACACACTAGTTGTTGTAAATCAACCATGGGTAGAACTACCAGATAACCCATTTGGTCAACCAAAAATTAAAGCTAAGGGAGGAGAATCATTATGGTTAAACTCAACACTAGTATTTAGATTTGGTAACCAAAAAAATGCTGGAACGACAAACATTTCCGCGGTAAAAGAAAAAAGAAAGGTGAAGTTTGCTACTAGAACTAAAATAACAATCATGAAAAATCATGTTAATGGTTTGGGTTACGAAGATGGTAAGATACTTATTACCCCACATGGTTTTATATCTGGTAGAGAAGCTAGTGAAGAAAAGAAATCAATAGAGAAATATAAACAAGAAAATGCTACCTTTTGGTCTGAACAATTAGGTGTAGGTGGTGATTTCGATTTAAAAATAGAAAAAGACAATGACTAAATTAAAAGAAGGTGATAAAGTAAGAGTACACTATGTAGGGACTTTAAAAGATGGTGATATTTTTGATAATAGTAGAGATAGAAAAGAACCATTAGAATTTGCTATAGATGATGGTAAATTATTAAAAGGTTTTAATGAGGCTGTAAAAAAATTGGATGTGGGTGATAAGGTAGAAATAAATTTAAAACCCGAAGAAGCTTATGGTCCTTATATAGATGAAGCTGTTGTATCAGTAGAAAAAAAAGAATTCCCAGAAGGTTTTAAATTTGAAAAAAATGGATTCGTACAAGGTCAAGACAATATGGGTAGACCAATTCAAGGACAAATAATTAAAGTTCTAGAAGAATCTATTAATGTGGATTTAAATCACCCACTAGCTGGTGAAGAACTTAAGTTTGAAATAGAACTTGTTGAAGTAGTAAAGTAAAAAAATTGTTTAACCCTTTATAATTATAATGTGAAAAGGACACTCCTAGTTGATGGTAACTCATTATTAAAAACTGGTTTTCATGGGATTAAAAATATGTATAATGGTGAAAACCACATAGGTGGACTATTCCATTTCCTCAAAACCTTAGCATTTCATATAGAAACTAACCTAATAACAAAAACAGTTGTTTTTTGGGATGGGAAAAATAATGCATCTTTTAGAAGGGAAATATATCCAGAATACAAAGAAAATAGAAGGAACTCTAACAAACCAAAAGAAGAAATAGAATCTTTTTATAGACAAAAATTAAGAGTACAAGAATATCTAGAAGAATTATACGTAAGACAAGGTGAGTTTGAAATGTGTGAAGCTGATGATATGATAGCTGAATACTGTAATTTAACAAAAGAAGAAACCATCATACTTACACTAGATAGAGACTTATTACAACTAATTTCAGAAAACGTATCAGTATACATTATGTCCATCAATAAACTATTTAAAAAAGGTGACTTGGTACCCCTTAATGGTTGTTTTATAATACCAGAAAATGTTAGGTTAGTTAAAGCCGTTTGTGGGGATTCTTCGGATAATATACATGGTATAAGTTTAGTTGGTGTAAAATCACTCTTAAACATTATACCTGAAATTAAAGATAAAGAGGTTGATTTAAATTATGTTATAGAGAATATAAGTAATAAAGAAAAATTAAACAAAAGAGAAACTAATATAATAAACGGAGTAACTAAAAAGGGTACATTGGGTTTACCCGTATTAGAAAAAAACCTAGAAATAATAAAAATGGGTAAAGAATTTTTAACTGATGAAGCTACAGAAGGTGTATTAGGTTTAAGTAAAGAATCTTTAGACCCTGAAGGTAGAGATTGGAAAAATGCATTAAACTTGATGATGTCAGATGGAATTCTTAATATTTTACCTAAAGAAAGTGATTCATGGGTGGATTTTATTAAACCTTTTTTAAGGTTATCCCGAATAGAAAAAGATTTTTATAAAAAGAATAAAACTAAAAATAATGAAATTTAAAACAGAAAATATGCAAAAATGTGAATTCATTCTAAAATTAAATGATAATATCGTATGTCAAAGATATTTTAGTGTAAGAAATTTTAATAATTCAGCGACTAATTCGTTAGATTTACACTACACAATGTCTAACATATGTGACGACATTAAAGACGAATTAAAATGGAAAACACTACTTTTATTAGAGTGTGGTGGTAGAAATTATGAAAATAAAAACAGTGAAGACGAAGAGAATTTTACGATAACAATTAAAAAAGGTAATAAGTCTATATACTCTAGAATTCTTTATGCCGACATCTATCCCCCGAAAGTTAGATACACGGTAGATATTAGACCACAAATATCTCGTATACTAAGAGAATTGACAGAGGTACTCTCAAGAAAAAAAGTTACCACTAACTACCAAGATTACAGTCTCATTGTAGACTAATAATGTATTTATAATTAAAGAAATTTTAAATGAATGAAAATAAAAACTTCGGTTACCTGGGATACAATTTCCAATTAAAACTTATTAATTTAATGATAACGGATAATCAATTTTTCCAATCGATTATCGACGCTATCGTACCTAAATATTTTGACAACCAGTATTTTAGATTAATAATGCAATTAATCAAGGAATATTATGAAAAATATCAAACGGCACCATCTTTAGATGCACTTGACCAGTTAACAAGAATAGAAATTTCTTCTGAAATGGCTCAAAAATATGTTTTTGACATGTTAAAAGAAATAAAAGAAGCTTCTTTTGAAGACCATCTTTTTATTAAAGAAAAATCTATTAAGTTTTGTAAACAACAAGAGTTAAAAAAAGCTATTCGTAAAGTGGAAAGTATCATGGAAAAGGGTGATTTTGAGAGTTATGATAAATGTGAAGAATATATTAGAGACGCTATAAAAATAGGTGATGGTGATGTAGGTAGTTTTGAAATATTTACAGAATTAGAAAAATTGTTAGAGGAGGACTATAGACACCCACTACCAACAGGTATAGATGGGTTAGATAGTATCTTAAATGGTGGATTAGCTAAAGGGGAAATAGGTGTTGTTTTGGCACCAACAGGTGTAGGAAAAACTACTATGTTAACCAGATTTGCTAATACCGCTTTTAATATGGGTTATAATGTCTTACAAATATTTTTTGAAGACAATCCTAAGATAATACAAAGAAAACATTTTACTTGTTGGACCGGTATTCCTAATGACGAGTTGACTAAACACAAAGAAACTGTTTTAGATAAAGCTGATGAAATGAAAAAAACTGGTGGTAAATTAATACTAAAAAAATTACCATCAGATGAGATGACAATGTTACAAATCAAAAATCAAGTAAGAAAAATTATTTCTGAAGGAACTAAGATTGACATTGTACTTATAGATTATATAGATTGTATATTACCAGACCGTTCTTTTAATGATGAATGGAAAGGTGAGGGTTCTGTGATGAGAAAATTTGAAGGTATGTGTCACGAACTTAATGTTGCTGGGTGGACAGCAACACAAGGAAATAGGAGTTCTATATCTTCTGATGTAGTAACTACAGACCAGATGGGTGGTTCTATTAAAAAAGCACAGGTTGGTCATGTAATTATATCAGTTGCAAAAACTCTACAACAAAAAGAAATGGGTTTAGCTACCATAGCTATTGTTAAATCTAGATTAGGTAGAGATGGTATTATTTTTGAAAATTGTAAATTTGATAATGGTACTTTAGAAATTGATACCGAAACTACACAAACATTCCTTGGTTTCGAGGAAGAAAAAACTAATAGAAACAGAGAAAGGGTTGCTAGAGCCTTACAAAGAAGAGAACAAATAATAAACAAAAATAATTAATAAAAAGAAAAATATGGAAGTATCAAATAAGATTCTGTCGGATATTACTGTCTACATGAAGTACGCAAAGTACATACCGGAACTAAATAGAAGAGAAACGTGGGATGAATTAGTTACCCGAAATAAAAATATGCATATTAAGAAATATCCACATCTAAAAGATGAGATAGAGGAAAAATATAAATTGGTATACGATAAAAAAGTTTTACCCTCAATGAGGTCGATGCAGTTTGGAGGTAAACCAATTGAGATATCACCGAATAGAATTTATAACTGCGCTTATGTACCAATTGACCACATAGATTCTTTCAGTGAAACTATGTTCTTATTATTAGGTGGTACAGGAGTAGGGTATTCAGTACAAAAACATCACGTAGCGAAATTACCGTGCATACAAAAACCATATCCGAAAAGAAAGAAAAGATTCTTAATTGGCGACTCAATTGAAGGATGGGCAGACGCCATAAAAGTTTTAATGAAAACATATATGAATGGTGGTGGTAGTAGAGTAGAATTCGATTATTCTGATATTAGACCAAAGGGAGCTAGATTAATCACATCAGGTGGAAAAGCTCCAGGTCCACAACCACTAAAAGAATGTTTAGTAAAAATAGAAGGATTATTAAGTCAAAAAGAAAATGGAGAACAACTTACAACTATTGAAGTACATGATATTGTATGTCACATCGCAGATGCGGTACTTGCCGGTGGAATTCGTAGAGCAGCTCTTATTAGTTTGTTTAGTGCTGATGACGATGCTATGATTGGGTGCAAATCAGGTAATTGGTGGGAACTTAACCCACAAAGAGGAAGAGCTAATAACTCAGCTTGTTTAATGAGACATAAAATTACAAAAGAATTTTTTATGGATTTATGGAAAAGAGTTGAATTATCGGGAGCGGGAGAACCAGGAATTTATTTAAATAATGATAAAGATTGGGGAACTAATCCATGTTGTGAGATTGCACTGAGGCCAAACCAGTTTTGTAACCTATGTGAAGTAAACGTATCAAATATTGAATCACAAGAAGACCTAAATGAAAGAGTAAAAGCAGCAGCATTCATAGGAACACTACAAGCGGGGTATACTTCTTTTCACTATCTAAGAGAGATTTGGCAAGAAACAACTGAAAAGGATGCACTTATAGGTGTGTCAATGACAGGTATTGGTTCGGGTAAAGTTTTAAAATATGATATGAAAAAATCTGCTAGTTTAGTTAAAAGAGAAAATACCAGAGTATCCAAACTAATAGATATAAATCCTTCCGCAAGATGTACCACTGTTAAACCAGCTGGAACAACATCATTAACATTAGGAACGTCTTCAGGTATTCACGCTTGGCATAATGATTATTATATTAGAAGAGTTAGGGTTGGTAAAAATGAAGCAATTTATACATACTTAAAAACTAATCACCCAGAATTAGTAGAAGACGAATACTTTAGACCACACGATACCGCGGTAATTAGTATACCACAAAAAGCTCCTGAAGGTTCTATATTAAGAACTGAGTCACCTTTTGATTTATTAGAAAGGGTTAAAAAAGTTGCAATAGAGTGGGTAAGGTCAGGACACAGAAATGGGTCTAACTCACATAACGTATCTGCTACCATATCTTTGAAAGAAGATGAGTGGGATAAAGCTGGTGAATGGATGTGGGAAAACAGAAAAGCTTATAATGGTTTATCAGTATTACCTTATAATGGGGGTACTTACACTCAGGCACCGTTTGAAGATATTACTAAAGAACAATATAATGAAATGATGAAATCTTTAAAAGACGTTGATTTAAGTAAAGTTGTTGAATTAGACGACAACACTAATTTAACTGGTGAATTGGCATGTGCTGGTGGTACCTGTGAAATAGATGTGGACTTGAATAGTATAAAAAAAGAAAAAGCATTAGATGAAGCATAGAGTTAGTAAAGAAATTTTATACCACTTTAATTGTGGTAAATGTAATAAATGGTGGTCGATTTCCGACTACCATTTATTGTCTTTAGATAACACGAAAGATTTAAATTATAATAAAAAAATAGTATGTCCTCATTGTGAATATAAAGAAAAAATTATAGAAAATAAAAATGAATAGAAGAGACGATTGGATTGCAGAACTACACTATAGAGAGTTTTTGAAACCTAAACTACAAGGAAAAGATTTTTATTGGGAAAATGGAATGATGGTGATGACAGAAGATTACCACAAAAGAAGAGGTAGTTGTTGTGGTAATGGGTGTAAACATTGTCCATATTGGCCACCACACCAAAAAACAAATACCCAATTAAAATAATCTTTGAAGTATTTATTATTAAAAAAGAATGCCAAATCAAAGATACGGAATAACGTTCCCATTTCAGGATAGTCCACAAGGATTTTTTCTTGGGTTAAATGAAAGTACTGAAAGTGAAGTACGTTCTAATTTGATACACCTTATATTAACATTAAAGGGTTCCCGTTATTTTTTACCAGATTTTGGTACTAATCTTTTAAAATATGTTTATGAACCTCTAGACGGTGCTACAAAAACTAACATAGATAAAGAAATAAGGAATGCTGTAAAAAAATTTATGCCTGGGTTAATTATTAATGATGTTAGTGTAAAATCTGCAGAAGATATTAGAGAGGAAGAAAAAAGTCAGGAGAATCCTAGTGACCCCAGTTTAGAGGATAATAGTTTTGGGTTTGTGGGTGACGCAGAAAGAGAATATACACTAAGAGTGAGAATAGACTATAATAATGGAGATACTTTATTCTCTACTAAAGATTTTGTAATAATTAATTTATAAGATGGCAGAAAAGAAAATAGCATATACAGAAAGAGATTTTTTGGGGGTAAGAAACGAACTACTAAGAATTACTAACACATATTACCCTAACCTAATACAAAATGCAAATGACGCTTCTATATATTCCGTATTTTTAGATTTAAATGCGGCGGTAAGTGACAACCTTAATTTTCAGATAGACAGAACATTCCAAGAAACCGTTTTACAATTTGCACAAGAAAGAAGTTCTTTATATAACCTAGCCAGAACTTATGGTTTAAAAATACCAGGTAATAGACCTTCAGTTACAGTTTGTGATATTTCTATTACAGTACCAGTATTCGGAGATAAAGAAGATTTTAGGTATTTAGGAGTTTTACGTACAGGTTCACAATTTAGAGGAGGAGGTCAAATTTTTGAGTTAGTAGATGAATGTAATTTTTCTTCACCATATAG